TGTTGCAGATAATGCTCCCGTATCCACTCTTGACATTTGTATATCCGCAGCTCCGGCTATCTGACTTTGTTTTTGCAGAAATAGTTGGGGAACTGCTGAAATAGCTCTGCAATAAGTTGCAACTTCATTCGCTGATGTTGCTGGAGACATTCCCTGCGTAACAAATTCGCAAAATGTGTGTTTCCCTTGTCCAAATCCCAAAGCTCCATTAGGAGGAACATGGTTGACCGACATTGTGTTATAATAATTTAGAAAGTTATTTCTAACATCGTCCCTGGTCTGACCAAGAGTTTGTCCAGTTTGAGGAATTCCGCTTGTAAAACTCATGATTAAACTCCTGATCCAGACCCAAAGCCTATGCCTGAGCCATAATTGTAAGTGTTTTGATCGGCAAAAATGGTGCTGATCCTTTGCTTGCCCAGCTGTGCATAGGTTCGCGTGTATATCAGGTCGTAATGCTCCCTTAGCATCTTGTCCATAATCGTCATGCCGTCAGTATCAAGGCGATCCTCAAAGATTTTCTTAGATGCTCCGATTGCAATGCATTCCCACCATTCAGAAAGCTCTGGAGTTCCATTCCCTGCGGCCACATTCATGAGAGCCTGTGTCGGCTGTCTGTAGGCTACAAGCTCGACGGTATAACCCTGGTCGGGCACAGGACGAAGTGTGAACTGATTCTGAAAGAATAGAATTGATAGGGGGATAGCTGGCTGAACAGGATTGTATTGAATCTGGATGGCGTTGCCCTGCGGAACACCTGCAGTGAAGGTCAGTGCTGTGATTGCCCCAGTCATGTAGTTTATTTGCCCACCAGCGAGGCAATCGCCGATCAGGTTACCGTTACCGTCATCTGACACATTCAGCGTTCCTGTGGCAGTATTAGCGGTAATTAGTAGGTTCTGAACGCGACTTGCTGGCCACCCTGAATTTCCCTGAGAAACTCCAGGAACGTTTGGAGTTCCTATGTTGGTCGGATCATTGTTGACGCTACGGATTAAAGGGGTAGCTGACGCAAATCCAGAATATGGCCCTGCTGTTCCATTTCCAGACGCGAAATTGGTGAAGTTTTGCCAGTTAAAGTAAACACCATAGAATGACCATGGATCATTGAATAACTGCACTTCTCTCTTGGCTACATAACAGGGCATCTCAACGGTCGTGAACTGTTCTGAATTGAAAGCATAGGTGTCTACCCCCTGAATAGTATTAAACGTGTATTTGTCTTTAAGCTTTAAAGATCTGAACTGCGCTGGGAAGTCATAGAGATAAAAGCTGTTAACATAGTCAGCAAGACCAACTGAATTTGGATCCGCTGTGGCAACATTTGGCAATTGACCAACGTCACTGGATCCCGTCAGTCTTCTTATTTTTGCGTATATTGCGTTAAGATTTACAATTGCCATTTTTGTTAAGGGGGTGGAATGTTGTCAAAAGCATCTAATAAATTTGTCTGTCTCGGTATAGAATCTGGAATAATACCTGAGCTGCTTGGAACGCATACTGGTGGAACGACAAAAAGGGATGGTGGGTATATTGTGGCATTTCCCCCACTGGTATAGGCTAGTCCTGTTGACGTAACAGCGATATTAATAGTGGTGCTCGTCACACTCATTGCCAAAAAAACTTTGTTGTTTATCACAGGCGCAATCGATCCCTGAACATTTTGTAAATAAACTTTTTCACCATTCAGAAATGGATTTGCGGTGAAAACAATCTGAGCAAATCCTGTCGATGGGGTATCTACCAAAATATTGACAATTGGTATTTGATAAGGCAAAAGTCGAAATGGCGTATAGTCTGTGCTGTTAATTCGCGTTGTGATCGTTGTTAAAGTTTTATCTATTACAACTGATTGCTGGTTGTTAATTTCGAACATGCCATAAGGTGGGGAAACTCTGAATGAGACAATCTCCCCAACTGTAAAATCGTGATCAAAAGGGAACCCTATTACTGCATTTTGAGCATTTGTGATTGATGAAATGTAACTTAATGCAGGGTAGAATCCACTCAAGACATCATCTCCATCGGAATAAACCTTGTTCTGGAGATCTTAGTTACAATATCCCTGCCAGTATCAAGATTCTCTCTCCAGGTTCTAACGCGTTTGTAAACATTATTTAAATGCTTGGCGACATCCATAGGGACATCGATTGTTTCTCCGTGGGTAATCTTGACTGTTCGGATTGGCTCGCCGGGGTAGAAACGATAATCAAAATCAAACCACCCTCCCTGAGCATCTACGAATTCAAAAACCCCTTTAATCATTTTCTCGCCGTCTTTCTGAAGCTTTTTAATCTTCTCAGCGGATTTTGCTTTAGCTTCGATGGACAATGTATTCACTGTCCTGGCTCTACATTCGATAATTTTCATAACTTCCCTTTATAAAAAAGGGGGGACAAAATCCCCCCTAACATTTAAGCATTCGTCAAATTGCCGTAGTCCGCTTTGAAAGCCGTCCATTGCATAGTCGCGCTGTTAGCTCCAATTACAGATGAACCAATATTCATGTAATATTGATTTCTGTTGTCAAACGCATCCTGGAGGTTCGTTCCTGGAGGCGACGCAGGTATTGTCGCACTTCCGTTAAGTGGCACAATTCCAGATCCTGCTGGGAAGCAGAAAGGAGGAGATGCTTTACCAACAGATCCTGCGGAAGTAGGATAAATAAAGGCTGTAAATCCACTGGTATCAGTATCAATCGTGATAGACGATTCTGTTGCAGTGTTTGTAACAACCAGCACTCTCGATGCTCCGCCAGGTTGACCTGTTCTGAAATTCAGCTGAGTCATTCCATAGGTAGATGGGATATTGAAATCCACAATCTCGCCAGGAGTGAAATCATTAGGTTTCGCAAAATAGACTTTCGCCGATCCTGCAACCGCCTGACTGATATAAAGAACCTGTTGTTCTCTAGGATAGAACTGACCACGATAGTATTTCAGCACTGATGCTGTAGTACCATCAGCTGTGAAGCTAACCCCTGCTGTTACGGCTGTAGCGATGTAACCAAGCGTGATGCTGGTGTCTAAAGTTACCGCTGTAATTTGCGCTGTGATTCCACCAGCCTGGAGCATTCCCGTAGGATTAATCAGTCTGACGGTATCGCCAACCTGTAAATTCTGGGTATGAGTGTCAGTCATCGACACAACAAAAGTTGTATGATTGATTGCAGTCACAGTTGAATTTATAGAGAAGGTAGGAGGATTGGCCGAGTTAATGAATGTGAATCCATTAGTCGTGCCAGTTCTTCCATAGGTGAAATTTGATGCAGCGGCGGCTGAAATCATCCCTAACCCTCTATATGACCCATTGGCCATAGTATAGGGATAGATCCACGATTCCATTTGAGCGACTGCTGTGCTTGCTGCTCCCCAATTAGTGATATCTCTAACCATGAAATAGTCAGGTTTATCACTAAGTGCTACGTTGATAGGAAGAGCACTTGCTGCGTTAACATAAGTTCCGCATCCGATAAAAGAAAAAGGTAACATATTTTTACTCCTTAAATTCCTGTTGATCTTAAATTTTGCATCCACAGGTCATTGGTAATACATTGACCCTGATATGCAGAACATCCGGCTGTGTGACGGAGCATGCAAGGATCATTGTTATAACCAGGAGGCAGATAGATAAAGCGAGCCTTACCACCTGCTTGCCAAACAACTTTGTAGCTCTCTTTAGCAGCAACAAAACAGTTTGCAATATCATTACCAAGTAATGATGCATTAGGAGTTACAGATCCCTGTTCTGAAATGAAGAATCGAACGTTATTAATTGCGCCCCATTCTGTACTAAGAACCTGATCAATATGTGGATATTGAAATTTACGGATAAAACCAGTCATGTTATTCATGACGGGGATCATTCGTGTTGTCAACATACATCCGTAACTATCACCAACAGGAGATGTTCCGAATTTATTGTCCGCTTCAACGATCTGAGTGATGTATTCGCCAGAGTTGTTTTGCAACACTGTGAACACGTCATCTACGTCGGAGATAGCCATCTCAGCTGGGATATCGCCGTTGGTTCCGCCTACACAATTTATGATGCTAGCAGAGCTTTCGAGATTATCGCGCTGGAGGGCGTCTTGCGTCTCACGAAGAGACTGACCAAGGCGGGCCGCGGCGGAATTTAACACGGGGTCTTCATTAGTAATCGTGACCTGTCTCGTCAAAACGATATAAGTCGCATAGACCCTAACTCTACAATCGACATCAACGCGGTTAAGCTGTTGAGGTGGTGGGTTGTTTTGGCCATCGTCTAGAGGCACTTCGAACAGATCGAGTCTGTCATAACGAGACTGTCTGTCTATGAATCCCTGGTTGTCTGGTAGCTCCACAGGAGTTGCAAACAATTGGTG